GATACAGCGCCTTTAGCAATAATACCTCTAAAGATAAGGAATGGTGCACCGATTATAATACCAGTTTCTGGATTCATATGCGCTCTATACACATATGCCTCTCGGTTAATATAGTTAGAGTAGTTTGTACCGCCTACTTTATTAAGGATTAAAGAATTTACTTCCTCTGAAGCATAAGAAAGATTATAAGATACTGCAGATTCTGCAACTATTGTAGTATCAACTGGAGTTAATGACACGGTTTGGTTATTATTCGTAAAAGTGTCTATTCTTACATATTTATTGTTATTTACACCAGTAGCGCTTTCAAGCAATAGAGTATCACCTTGTTGAAAACCTGCTTCTAGAAGATCAATATCTGCTGTCATACTAGAAGAGGTAAAACTCGTATTTGCAATAATAATGGTACCTAAAGCAGTACCTGAAAGGGTTAAAGAGATAGAAGAAGCTTTAGCTTCTGTAGTCTCACTAACAGTTCCTACACTTAATAACTTATTAGCAACATAAGTTTGCGGAAGGTTTGCACGCCCACGTGAGTCTACAGAGCCATCATCAAACACTATATTTATAGAAGCGTCAGTAATGTAGGCGTAATCTATAGCCTTTCCAGATGTTTGTCCGGATCCAGCACTAGGACGAGGCTTTTCGAATTTGACAAGATGAAAATAGGAATAAGGATCCCCATCAATTAGTGAATTTTTCAAGTCTGTTGGTATATTACGTTCTGCCATGATCTAGTTGTTAACCTCCTCAAGTTTTAATGAAAAGCTATATAAATTTTCAGTATTCAAACTGTACTCTTGTACGTCTGCTGTTTGTATTACTTTAATTGTTGGGTCTGTAAAATCAAGAACAGCAGAAGATGAAATAGCTTTTGCAAGACCTGGGGTGATAGTAATAGAAGAAGCCCCGACTCTATTTACCATATAAGTTTTAGTGTGAGACGAATCACTAGGATCATTAATCCGTAGTAAAGCACCTACTATTATACTTGTAGTAGTACATGCTACTGTAGTAGAACCTGCTACGGCTGATGCTGTAACAGTTCTATCTGTTATTCCTTGATCTCTATACTGTGGAAGAGAAACGAAAAAAGGTTTTAAAGTTCCTTGTTTATGTAAAAGAAAAGTATAAACAGGATCAAACTCAGCCTTTGTCATTGGATTATATCCAATAGAAATATCCCACTTGTGATACGCAGATACACGACTGACTAGTCTTCCAGAATTTGTGCGGTCTCTCATAATAGGCTGGTTAGAACTTAGCTTTACTGATGCAAAGCCTGGGCCTGTTGCTCCACTCCCTGCGTCTCCAGCAGGGGTAATTAGATGATATGGATCTGGTAGTATATTTTGAATTGCCATAATTATTGGTTCCTAACCGCACCACGTGGGTACTTACTAAAGGGATCTGGGCCTCCTGCAGAACCTTGGTAGGACTCTACATTTACGTTCTCTAAAAAGGACTCTCCGTGAGCATTTGCTGCTTCACGGATTATGCCTACCAAATTACCCCGTTGAGAGTTTAGCACATCTTCGATTCCTCTTGAGTCAATTGCATTGATTGTGAAGGTCACGTTTGTTGAGCTGCCCATATTCGCAGTATCATCTGCGGGGGTTATACGCCCTGGACGTTCTGGAGTAAAAATCTCTGGTCCTTGTTCGCCTACCATAAAGGATGTGTTTCCTCCAGTTGCCCTATACTTCATCCCAGTAAAAGCAGAAGGAGTATAGTTAGTCATACCACTACCAGTACCTTGTGCTCCACGAGCATAACCTAGTTCTCCAGAAGGGCTACGAGCTTTGGCTAGGTCTACTGAGCTTTGTCTGTTGCCTACTGCTATTGAAGTAGGCATAGATGTGTCAGAAGAACTTCCTCCCCCTTGAAAAGAAGTACCAGAAATAATAGCTAACTGAGCTGCACCCATTGCTGCCATCATGCCTGCAATTATAGGGTTCGCGGGAGTCCACGGTAGCATACCCAGAGCTCCCATAACTGCACTTGCTGTACTAATTACTGCACCTGCCATTTGCATTTTTTTGTTCATTTCAAAAGCTTTTCTAGCTGCAGCCTCTTTCTTCTTTTCTAGGCCTTTTATCTTTGCAACACTCTCGGCAGACTTTCCATCTCTCTTCTGCTCTGCAGCTATTTCTGCATCAATACCTGCTATTTTTGCTTTTGAACTAGCCGCTAACATACCTCCTACAGCACCTATAGCAGCACCTACAGCACCTAGTTTATCTGCCGTGGTTGCTGTCCCTGCATTCATTTTGTCTGCTAGAGAGCCAAACGCATCTCCAATAGCCAAAGCGCCTGCAGTTACTGCTGCTACTAGCTCGCCTTCAGGCCCTAATTTTTTTAAGTCTTCTATCATTGGGCTAAGTTGAGACCCCATAGCCTGAATCTTACCCCCAAAGTTTGTTTGCTCTTTACCTGTATCTCCTATTATAGGTGTACCATCTGGATTTTTCTTATCTAGGGCTGCAAAGCCTCCTGCTTCTTGAAAGTTCTGCATTCTAGCAAGGCTAGTATCACCTTTCCCCGCAGCCGTTATAGCTCCTGCGGCATTTGCATCTTGATCAGTATAAAAAGAAGCCTTTGCTCCCCTCTCAGCAGTGTCAGCCGCTTCTGCATTTAATTTCTGTTGAGCTTGTATCAACTCCCCTATAATACTTTTTTGTTCTTTTAAATTCGCCACTTGCGCTATTCCAGCCGCAGTTTTTGTATCAGTTTGAAGTATTAGGAAGTCTAAACTTAATAGTTGCAACTTTTGCTCTTTTTCAGCAATGGAATTTTTTATCTCCTCTTCCTTTTTGATAAGCGCTAGTCTAAGGTCATATTCGGCTTTTAGCCCTGCAACATTCTGTGCTCCAGTAATTTCAAATTTACCGGTTTTCGCTAATGTGGCTAACTTATTGTTATAATCAGTTAAAGCTTTAGTATTTTCAAATGAATTTTTTGCGTTCTGTAAAGAGGTTTTTAAAGTATTAAGCTCATTAGCACCATTAGAGGCTTCATGTTGTAACTCCAATAACTTATCCTTGATCCCTACAAAAGGATTTGTATCTGGACCCTTTTCCATAATAGAGACAACTTCGTCAAAAGTTACACCAAATTGTGCTAAATCTATAGTTTTATTTTTTATCTCTTTAGCCAAGCTATCGGCAAACGTAATTTCGCCGTTGCTATCTGCGGCTGTTCTAGCAAGGGCTTTAACAGCTGCGGCGACCCCGTCAACATCCGCTATAAGTCCTGTAAATTTATTACTTTTTAGGACAGATCTTGCAAACTCTCTAAGATTTTTTGATCCTTGTGAAACGTTTTCCCCAAACTTATTAATTGAAGCTGAGGCCGTTTCAGCTTTAACAGCAGCTACCTGTAGCTTACCGCTAATCAAACTAATCACTTTTTGAAACTCGCCTGCACGCTCTTCGGCGGAAAGACTGGCTAAGTCAAGCTTTGCGAAAGAGTCTGTTATAAAGTCTGCAAAGTTATCTTTGCCTATACTTTTTAAAATAGCAGCGGAGGCATCAGGACTATTCTTTTCTATCTCTCTGAAGGCATCCATAGTGGCATCTGTAAAGTTATCCATTTTTGTTTGCCACTGGGCTTTGTCAAATGAATCTGCCGTGGTAGTCACAAATTCGGTAATAGGGTTATCCTTTAAAAACTTAGATAATTTACCACCAGAGATTCTATCGAGAGTAGTCCAAGCCTCTACTATTTCATCTGAAAAGCCCCCAATCCAATTAGTTAAGTCCGCTATTTGAGCAGTAAATTTTGCAAATATTGAGCTACCAGTATTACTAATCCAATTTCCTATAACTCCTAGCAGTCCTATATCTTGGTTTTGGAGTTCAGTACCTAGAGATTTTACAGCGGAACTAAATTCAGTAACTATACCAGCATTGACTTTTAGTTTGTTGGCGTAGGCTTGTACCTTCGCTGCGGAGTCCGCTTGTGCAATAGCTGCTTCCAAAGTTGCATCTGTTAAGCCTTTGATCCCTGCTTCGTTTATAGCTATCTGAATATAAGAAGCTCTAAGCCCTGTTTCTAACGTATCGTTAGTTTTAGCTAGCTGTTCCATTTTCTCTGTTAGATTGCCGGTTACTTCTGCCAGTGCTTTTTCAGCCTCTGTGGGTTTATTAAACCATTGGTATAAGGAGACTAAACCCTCAACAGCTAATCCTACAACAAATATTATCTGTCCTATTAGAGGTATTGCATTAATAAGTGCTGCTCCAAATAAACGCGCGCCGACACCCGCTGTTCTAAAGGCTCCGAATATTTTTTGTCCAAGACCTGGCCAAAACTTACTCGTTTTAACAAACTCTGCCATGCCTTTCGACTGATCTGCGCGAAATTTTCCAAAACCTTCTCTTGCTAAGCTATACTGATTTCTTAAACCTGCTATACTATTACTCTCCATAGCCATATTTTCTAAGGTATTCTCTACTCCTTTTTCTCCTTCATGAATACCCGCCGCTAAAGCTGACTTGCCGGAGGTGGAGCCTCTTCCTTGCTCAGCCATCTGTACTTTAATAATCTTGTTTTTAAGCTGGTCTAGTTCCTTTATTCTTTGTTTATGAGCATCAGTGTTTGTAGTTTTATTTTTCTTGGCTATAGTCTCTGTCTGCTTTCTTAGAGCTTGTACTTTACTTAGAGCAGTTTCAAAATCCTTAGCTTCTACTGTATTTTTCTTAAGGGCTGATTTAAGCTTGGTTACTGCCGCAAGATCAACACCTTTTTTAGTTTTAGGTAAAGTATCATCTCTTACAAAAGCTATCTTTTCTTTTTGTGCAAATTTTTTCCCTGCCTTTGCCTCTTCTTCTGCCATTCTTTTTGCAGAGTCTGCTACTAGACCTTGCTTTTTAGCTACTTCAGTTAAAGTAGGTAAGAGGGAGCTAGCCAGGGTTGATCCGAATAATATTAACACCCCCAGTAGTGCCATAGTGTTAGAAGCCAAAAAAGATATTGCAGGTCCTAGTACGGTACTGAATATATTAAGTGCTGTATCTGATATTTTTTTGAAATTAGCAGCTAGCTTGTCATAGGGGTTTGTATCTATAGAATCCCCTATCTGACCAAACTTTAGAATACCCTGTGACAAAGTAGCATTTAAGAAAGCTTGTCTTCTTTCGGTTTGAGTAAGCTCACTGCCTGCTTTACCTAAAGTATCCGCGTACTGTTCTACAGCATCATCCAGGCGCACGAAAATACCCAATTCATCTAAGATTTCAGGTTCTAATTTTGCAGTACCACGTACTAAACGATCTAAGGCATCTGGGAGGTCTCTACCCAATGCTATAGAGGCACCCTTAGCTACTTTTGTGAGACCCTCTATCTGATCAGTAGAGAAACCTGCACTGAATCCCATAGCGGCTGTTCTCATCGCTTGATTAGCTGAAACGGCTTCGTTAGTAATAGACTGAATACTACTAACCATTATAGAAGCAGTTCTTCCAGAGCTATTAGCAAGTCTATTAAAACCCTCTTCTAGCTGGGATAACTGTGCGGCTCTTTGCAAGGCTCCGAATGCTGCAGTCAATGCAAATATGTTAGCAGCAAATGTTGCATATGCAGCAACAAGACCACTGCTTCCCCCTAAACCGGAGTTCATTTTTGAAAAAGCTTTAGTACTATTAGAAGTAGCTCCCGCTACCCCTTTCTGCGCTTTGTTGTATCTGTCAGAAGCACTGGCCGCTTCATTAGTGGCTCCCGCCACCTTTTTTGCTTTTTGCGATATTTTTTCTAAGCTGCCGTCATCATTTACTTTATAAGTGACTTGGATTATATTATTGGGCACTAGTGTTTTCTCTTTAGCTTATCATACTCCCTTTTTAGTTGTTCGGAAGACTGTTTGATAGCCCTTGAGTCTAGCCAGTGAAGTATTTCGAGAAAAAACTCTTTATCTTCAATACCATAGACTTCAATATAATGTTTAAGACTTGTGTAATCTTTTCCTACATAACCTATCTCAGGAAAAACTCTATCTCCAAGCATATTAAATGTATTTATTGCAACTTGTACTATTTCTGGAAAATCTTCCCAGTCAGGAGGAATTTCATTTTCGTTAGGTTCTTTACTTAGCTGCTCGCACATAGATAAGTATCTATCTCGAGTCATCTTTGACTCAAGATTCTTGTACATCCTCTCCAGACGTTCTATTGTCAGCTCCTTTTCCTCCGACACGAAAGTTGTCTAGATCAAAGACTACCTCGTTGAGCCAGGTATCAAATTCATTAGAGGAAGAAACTAGTACTTCAGCATTTTCGCTTGTATACTCTAGCTCCTTTGACATATCCTGACCTTCAGTATCGATTAACAATAAGGTTTCAAGATGTTCAAGAGTTAAACCTTTCCAGCTTTTAATAGTAGAATGAGTAAATTCTTTTACAAATTTATCCTCATCCAGGCTTTCTACAATCTGTCTACTTTTACGGTCAAACTTCTGCACCGTACATCGTTTTCGTAGCCCATTCAACTCTTTACGTGAGAGGTTGGCTACTTCTACGGAGAAATCCGTGAGTCCCGGAAAATCAATCCAAACTGATTTGGTATCGACTACTAGTTTTTTTAAATCCATTACTGTATGTTCCTATTAAAGTTTATTTATGATGCTTGATAAAGCTGTTGAATTATCTGTAAGTCTCCAATCAAATTCTTGTGTAAATAACGAACCTACATTTAGTCGATTAGTAAACGAACAAGTTGGAATATTGAAATCAAAACCATATAAAGTTCCGCCAATATTTTGACCTACTTTTATGCGTAATGAAGTATTTTTATTCCAATTTTGTACTGTACTGGAGTTAGTATCAGTAATATATTGTCCAATATTTCCTGATAATACTCTTTTTTGCACTGTAAAATTAGTTGGATACATAGAGCTAGCGTTATCTATTGCTTCTATACCTTTATCAACCGTTGTATAAGCATTCCAGCTAATATCGTTTTGTAGCTCTACAGATAATTTATATACACAAGAAGACAGATCTTCTTCACTAATTTCTACTGTTTGTTCTATTGCCTGTAAAAATGTTTTAGTTGTTGCCCTGGGTTGGGGGGTTCCTGGTATGCCAGAGCTAGGTAGTTTTGATAATTTAGATCCTTCGCCAGAGACTTCAATAGTGAGCAACTTTCCCTTTGTCATGCTAAAGGAGCCATTTGTAAAAACTGCATTCTCTACTTTAAAAACTGATTCTTCTGTTGATATGTAAAGATCTACCGTAATATAGTCTAGTAGCCTATCCAATACTACTTGTACGGAGGCGTCTCCCTCTTTTAACACTGGCATTACAAATGAGAAATTAGCTGGATTTGCTTTACTAATGTTAGAGGCTTCAAACATATTTTGGTTGTGCAAAGTTTTAACAGAGTAGCTATTCTCTGTAAACGTTTGACTAAAAGATATATCCTCTATATCTATATTATATTGTAAATTATTATACACAATATATAGACTAGACTCTTTTTTAAAGTTAAACGTGGACATATCCCTTTGTTACCATTAGGAACTAAATGTTCCTGCTTTTTTAATTATAGGTATAGTATATTTCAATGGAGGAGAAAAGTCAAGAGATATTTTTAAGAGGTGTATGAAAAAAGGGGCCGAAGCCCCCTTTTACCAAGTACTATTACTATTGAGAGGTGGCCCCTACATAAGTAATTGTTACTTCATCCGTATCTGAGATATCTGAAGGTAGAGCCATAAAATTAGCCTCTACAGAGATTACATCCTCAACTGAATGACTTGGTAGCTCTAACATAGCTTGTGGCATATTAATACGAATAGCGGGAGAGGTACCTGTACCGCCCACATCAAAGATTAACTTGAAAGAGTTTGTTACCAAGGTATTAGCAAGTAACAAGTCCTCAATAAGATCACCACTAGAGTCTGCAGAACTATCTAAGTAGCAAGTGAAGCTGCCAGAGATTGAACGTGCGCCCATTACTGGTGCTAGTGGTTTATTTACAATACCTAAAGTTTCTGGGGTTACAAAAGATACTTCATTTGTCAAAGCCACACTTCCACCAGTCAAAACTACACTATAAGAAGCAGCCGAAATGCCTGCTTGTCCCGCTGCTGGGGTGATACTAAGTTGTGTTAGTCTATTACGAACAAAATTGCTAGTACTTGGGATACCAGTAAGAATTGCACCAGTTACATCAGGAGGAGTAGTAGGCTCCGCTAAAGTCTGTGCTTGACCACTCCAATTAATTGTAGTGATACCTTCAATATCAAAGTCCATAGAAGCTTCTGTAAGAACAGCGGTACCTAACTCGTACCATAAGTCCTCAGGAGTGCCTTGACCTGCATTACCAGTAAACTTAAAGTAAATAGTGCCAGTAGGAAATACAAGTTTATTAGAGCTATTAAAATCAATCTTAGCCCCTACAATATCATCTCCAGTCGCCGTCGTTATTTGAGTGATACCATCTGCCCAGCCTGCGGTTGCGCTGGTATAGTCCGTGGCTTCAATACCTGCAAACATAGCCCATAGAGCTTCTTCTACTGCGTGATGAACGTCTACGCCAGCGTTATCCACTGTGTATGGGCGCGCATATGTAGAAAAGCTAAACTCTGCAGGAGCTACTGAATCCGTGAATGTTCTTTTGCCTCGTCGACTGACGTTACTAGCATCAGAAAACTCTGCTAGTGTTACATCTGTTGTGTTAGATGCCTGTGAAAAAGAGAATCCATTAAGTACCGGTACTTCCCATATAGTGCTACCGAAACTTAAGTATACTTTTACTTCACGACTTAAGTGTAAATTTGCCATAGTTTATCTCCTATGTTATCTTGAAAAGACATGGACTTGAACGTTTGTTCCTGCCAGTATTTTCTAGTATCGAACCTCAATTTGCATTTCTGCAACACCATAAGGTTCAAGTACACCTTCATCAGTATCAATACCGATAACTGTGATTTGTTGAGTATATTGAGTAACACCATCTTTATCTTTAAAAGGTAATCTAGAGTTTTCCTCAATAACTGTTTCTACGTCTTCTAACAAAGTTTCTAATGCTATTACCGCATCTGATTCATTCACATAACAACGAATTGTTATAGATAAAAACCTATCTTTATACCCACCAGTTTGATACTCCCGGCTCTCAGATCCGGCACTTAAATGTACTGATGGGTAATCCTCTACCTCATCCCAGAATTTCAATCTAGGGGATACATTACGACTTAAATTTGTTCTATACGTACCTGTACCATCTATTAATTTAAACTTGGACACTAAGGCAGTAACTATACCTTGACGTCTTGTAGTGTAGTCTCTTGCTGCCATTATTCTCTCCTAGTGTAAAATCTGCCTATTGCGAATTGTATGGCTAACTCTCTAATAGAGGCATCGATCAAGCGTCTTGGGTCTCTCTCCACGCTACCCTGAACGAACCCTTTTTCAAAGGTTTGATAAGGAAACTTAGCATACGTATATCCTATACTTGGAAAGCCTTGTGGTGTTTTGGTAATACCTGTAATTTTTACGCTTTCTGAAAATCTACCTGATTGATAGTTCAATCTTGGAGTACTCATATTTGCTGCTACAGTTTTTGGTAACTGTGTATTCATTTTTGCTATCATAGCCAACTGGTCTGATGCTCTGCTTTTATTTCCTGTTTTTCGTTTTTTAGGGGAGATAGCTCCCGCTCCAGATATAACCCTTACGCTGTTGTTAATTTCTTTACTTTTTTTCTCTGGTTTAGCCTTACTCTTGCTTTTATTATTCAGAGGTTTACTACTTTTTTTACCATTATATTTAGTATTTCTGGAGCTAGCTAAAGTACTATTTAAATGCTTTTCTGTAGCCTCATATAAAGTCTCTGACCCCTCTTGTTTTAGCAGAGTTGCGTACTCTTCTTCTACCGCTTTACGTAATTCTGCTAGGGCAGCTTTTTCTATGTTTCCTTCCTCTAAGTTTAATCTTGCATCCTGGCTGGATAATATAGCTGTGTATTCTTTAGTTAGCTTACCTCTCGGGCTTACCTGTTGATAATGCTTAACATCAAGATTAATACCCATACGGGTTTTATAATTTACTATAGCAGTTTCTAGCTTCATAAAAGACTCTGAGCCGCTGTGGCGTTGAGAGGCTTTTGTTCTCATAACAGATTCAGAGGCCAAAGCTTTAGTAGTACTTACAGCATGACCAAACTCTCCATGCCCAACCTGAGTACCAACTGCGTCTTCCCTTTTCTGACCTTTAGTTATATTACCTGTTACTAGATTTTTATCCTTACCAGTTTCTTTTTCGAATAACGTACCTACATTATTTTTAATTCTAACTACAGAAGCATAATTATATACTGCGTATAATTCATCTGAAGAAGGGTTAAACTGTTCTGTACGATTAGAAAGTACAAACTCCTTAGCCTTTAGAAGCCTTGTTCGCTCTTTCTGAATCCTCATGAGTTTTTTGTCTTGTCCGCCAAGCTCTTTTTGATATAGGTCTACTAGCTTCTGAATAACGTCTGGTGTAGTATAAAGCGCCATTGATGCTTTAAACTCATCTCTTCTCCATATAAATAACTGGCCTACTTCCGTTTGTACTTTTTCTCTCATATTTCCCATATTTATTCTGTCTAGCATACGCTTAGACATACGGGTTAGTCCGGCACTACTCACCTAAAAGTTCTTGTATAAGTCTAAGACTCTTTTGATGTGGTCTGGAAATGCTACATTATTGCTTAAGCTAGTGCTGCTACTGTTCTGTATAGAAGCGCCGTTCAAGGTTTTACGCTCTTTATGTTCCCCTTTGTAGTAGTAAGTAATTAAATCAACTACAGCTAGCCTTAAGTCTAAAGGTGTTTCTGCATATCCTGCAGTATAAGTAATACGCACAGACCCAGGACCTTGTGGCCATGGACGATATTGCGTAGTTCCTCTTGTTCTAAGTAAACTATCTGTACTGGCGTCGAAATAATACTCATGGTTGTCTGTAGTTAGTGTTGTATAGAGAGAACTGTATGAGCTTCTTTCTTCTACACTTATTATAGTATTAACAGGACTTTCTGTTAATTGAGCCACATGAGTTGACCAATCAATACTTAAAGTTTCTATTTTGTTAGTATAATAGTAATCTACAATGCTGTTTCCACAATAAGTTTTTACTAATTCACTCACAGAGTCAATTAATGAACTCAACAGAAAGTCAGAGGTACCTGTAGTAATCCCCTGAAGATCTCTATATGTAGTTAAGTCAATTAAATTTGCCATAGTAAGTCCATTAGTAAAAACTTGGGGGAGCGAACTCCCCCAGTTTAAGTTACGCCTGTGTAACGATCTTAACAGCTGAACGATTGCCAGCAGTATCAGCAACCAACTCTTCAAAACCGAGTGATTGAGTTGCAACAATAACACGACGCTGATTACCGACTTCGTAATCTTGCTCTACCATGACACCACGAAGACGTGGGATCGCGTAGTTACGCATGTTAACAGCAAAAGCAGAGGCTACAGGAGTGGTACCATCGCCTTCTGCAAGGAAGCTGTCAGATACAACTACTGGAGAACCGTATACAGAACCGATAACACCAGAGATCTTAGTAGCCATATCAGAACCAACATCAGTGATATCAGCAAAAGCTGGATCAGCAATCAGCTCATAGTAACGAGACTGTGAGACGATATAAGCAACATCTGAAGCATTAATACCATACTTGCCCATGTCCTTACGTGCAGTCAACAACTGAAGTGCAGTAAGCTGCTCTAAAGAGCTGATGTCTAGTGTATCAGCAGTGGCAGTAGCGTAACCGCTCAAACCAACAATACTACCAGAACCATTGATGATAGCGTTATCAACAGCACGAGCGTGAGCACGGGCAACTGAGTCGATAAGCATAGGCATCAGGTTGATGAGAACTTCTTCATCGACATGGTTGTCCATGAAAGTCTGGCTGATCAAACGATAAGCATTCAATACTACCTGCGAGGGCTTGTATGTATTATCGGCAGCGCCACGATTTTCCAAGTTACCAGCAGCAGCAGCGCCAGTTTGGAATACGGCAGCTTCAACATCAGGCTGAATTGGCAATACAGTAGCAGCACCATTCACTTGGATCTCACGGAACAGACCAGCAGTCCGAAGATTCAAAGTGACTTCTTTCTCAATCATTCGAGAAACTTCTTGATCGATGTCACCAGCATTGGTAGTATAGTCGATACCAGCTTTTTCCATAACGCCACGAGCAAAATCAGTGTTCATGCCCTTGCCTGTCATAGTGCCCAAAAGGCTAGCGTGCATGAAGTCTTTGCCCCACTTAGAGAGATCGCCTTGTTCTTTACGATCGCCAAATACTCGCTTGCTGTTACGCATAGCATCGATTTCAGTTGCTTTTTCAGCCAATTGAGCAGAGAACTGCTTAATTACTTCTTCGATTTTAGCATCTTTCTCAGCCAACTTAGATTCTACGTCTTTCATCAAACGCTCTGCGCCGGACTCAATACCCATAGTAATTACTGATTTGACTTGCTCTTCCTGAGCAACTTTAGCTTCTTGAGCAGCTTCAGCGGTTTTAATTTCAGCAGCCTGAGCTGCTTTTTCTTCTGCTTGTTTCATTGCAATTTTAGCGGCAGTTTCTTCTGCTACTCGTTTAGCGAATGCTTCCAAGTCGATTTCTGATTTTTGAATGTCAGACATTTTTGTCTCCTGTTGAACGGATTTTACCGTTTCATCCGGTGTGTCACTAGCTATGCTAGAAGTATTGACTTCGTCCTTAGCCAGAGACTGACCGGCTAGATCCACACGATTGGTTAATTTAAAGGTTTTTTTGAACTCTTCATACTCTTCATCTGAGTCGAAAGATTTCGATAGAGAAAAAGTAGCTGACTGGTTACAAGGAACGGAAACAACCGAAACCTCAAACAACTCAGCATCCTTAATCATTAGCCCATCGGTTTCTTTTAGGTAATCAGCATCCTTGACTCTGAAACCGACAGAAAAGGCTCCAAGGACACCGTCTTTAACAAGTTCAGCAATATTGCCAGGGGCATTTTTACTAATCTTACATTCCAGTTCTAAACCGTTAGGTCCGGCTTTCATTCCTGTGGCACGTCCAATAGGACGGTCATAGTCATGGTTGAAAAGAATAATAGGATTCTTTTCAAAGTTCTTAAGTCCACCTTTTTGCCAAGCTTCTGCGGAAATAGAGTCTCCAGCACGATCAAAGTCAGCTGTACTAGCCATTCCACGAATCGTAACGGAACCATCAATTCCTTCTACAGCTTTAAAGGTAGAAGTAAGATTAAAGATTTTATTCATCATCTTTATCCTTGGTTACTGCTGGTTTAACAGCAGGCTTGACCGCTACCTTTACTGCTGGCTTTGGTACTTTTGGAGCTACAGGCACTGGTGCCGGTACTTCTTTCTTACCTATTAAAGCATAAAGATCTGGTTCATTAGCTTGTAACATCTCTACCATTCTTGAGTAGCTGCGAAATACGTTACGAATACCAGAAAAAGTTATGGGTTTATCTTCTGCTTTGATATACTCTGCTTGAGTAAGTACTTTGTTCTTTTCTGCAAAATACATTGCTAAATCTTGTAGTGCTTTTTTACGTTGTCTAACATTAGACATTTGAGTCTCCTTCTTGTGGGGTTGTATCCCCTGTCTCAGCAGGACGGCCTCCCTGACTAGGGTCTCCAGCACTGCCTGCTATATTAGCGGGTATTCTTAAATCATCGTGACCTTCTATAGATTCGTAGCCTAGTATCTTTCTTGCTTCATTTGGTGATATAATACCTGTATTCACAAGAGACGAGAAGTAAGATGCTTGATCCGCTAGCTCAGGCTGAAGAGCTGGAATATCAGTAATGTCTTCATTTATCTTATAACCAAAGAATCTTTCCATACCAAAATTAATTTTTCTTACAATAGGCAGTACCGTCTCTAAGTAATATAAACGCATGTTTGGGCGAATATTTGCATTATTACCGGAGTCTAATAAAATAGGTGGTACCCCTAGTGCTTTTAATATGATTTTTTCATTCTCTGAAATAGCGGCTTGAAAGTCTAACTCTTTAAAGTTAACATTAGATATAGCATCTACTTCAAGACCTCCATCTAGAATAAGAGGGCGTCTACCGCCTGCATCTGGCTTGTACCGAGCTTGCCAAGACATAAGCATACGTTCTTTAATCTTCTCTGAGAGAGTGTTAGGACTTTTTAGAACTAGTCCAGGCACTGCACCGTTCTTGAAAAAGTTATCCTGGAATTTACGCATCGACATCATAAGTTGAATAGTGCGTAGTGCAGGACTTAAACGTGGAACACCTCTATAGATAGAATAGAAGGAGTTTTCTTTAATATGAATAATTTCATTGGGAGAATAAGTAATACGTTCTTTGTAAGTATACTTTTCTACATAAGTTGTGTCACTTGCATGAATAATCATATCGTCTG